CTTCAGGTTCTTCATTCGGTGGCAATAACACCAATGAAACATTCTATAACGAAGTAAATACAGCATTCTCAACTGTTGTATCAAACGTTACAACAAACTCTGTTGGTATCGGTCAGTCAAACAACTCGTTTGGTCCTTCACCATTCACTGGTACAATTCCAGGTGCTACAAACACATCTCCAATGACAGCTGTTACACAATACGACACTGGCATTGGTATGTCAACATCAACTGCAGAACAACTTGGTACAACTGCTTCTGGTGCTGGCGATTTCAACCAAATGGCATTCTCAATTGAGAAAGTAACTGTAACTGCAAAGTCACGTGCTCTCAAGGCAGAATACACAATGGAATTGGCACAAGACTTGAAAGCAATTCATGGTCTTGACGCTGAGACAGAATTAGCAAACATCTTGTCTGCTGAAATTCTCGCCGAAATCAACCGCGAAGTTGTTCGTACAATCAACATCACTGCCGTTCCAGGCGCACAAGACAACGTCACAACTGCTGGCGTGTTCGATCTTGATACTGATTCCAATGGTCGTTGGTCAGTTGAAAAGTTCAAAGGTCTTATGTTCCAGCTCGAGCGCGAAGCTAACCAAATCGCAAAACAAACCCGTAGAGGCAAGGGTAACATCGTAATTTGCTCTTCAGATGTTGCATCTGCATTGCAAATGGCTGGTGTTCTCGACTATGCTCCTGCTCTTAACTCAAACAACCTCCAAGTTGATGATACAGGCAATACATTTGCTGGTGTTCTCAATGGTCGCCTCCGTGTTTACATTGATCCATACGCGATCGGTGGTAACTATCTAACAGTTGGTTACAAAGGCTCATCTTCTTTTGATGCTGGTTTGTTCTACTGCCCATACGTTCCGCTCCAAATGGTTCGTGCAGTAGATCAACAGTCATTCCAACCAAAGATTGGCTTCAAGACTCGTTACGGAATGGTTGCAAACCCATTTGCTGAAGGCACAAACACAGGCTATGGTGAGTTGGTATTGAATACTAACAAGTACTATCGTCGTGTTATCGTCAATAACTTGATGTAAGATTATAAGATCCGAGATAATCGGACTCGACTTAATGGGGGGCTTCGGCTCCCCATTTTTTGTTGACTTTTATTCTATGCATTGTTATAATGTTTCTGTACGACTGATAATAAATAACTACTAAGGAGACATTAATGACCGCTATTGATAATACCCCAAGTAATAGAAACTTTTTAAGTCCACTAAACTTCCAGTTCTCTATTAAGAGAGCACCTAATGTTAACTTCTTCTTACAGAAGGTAAATATACCATCATTAAGTCTAGGTAGTATTAATATCCCTACACAATTTGTTCCAATTCCCTCTCAGTTTTCACATGTTAAATTTGGTGAATTTAACATTGAATTTAAAGTTGATGAGGATTTTCAGAACTATATGGAACTTTATAATTGGATTATAGCATTAGGTTTTCCTGATAATTATAGTCAAAGAGCAGCCATCGATGCTAATCCAAATTATACAGGTTTGGGTGATGTGTCTGATATATCACTTATTGCTCTTAATTCAGCAAAGAATCCTAATTATGAAATAGTATTTCAAGATGCATTTCCTACACAGCTAGGGGATGTAGTGTTTGATTCTACTAATATAGATGTTCAATATATAACATGCTCAGCTACTTTTATCTATACCGAATACACAATTTCAAGAATTATTTGACTTTTAATGAATTTTGGTGTATAGTATATTATTAGTTTGTGGGGATACATGAAGTTAGAAGCAATCTACGACGAGTGGAAAAAAGATTCTGATATTGATAAAACTGAACTTGGTGATGAGTCTCTTAAGATTCCCAAGCTTCATCATAAGTATTTTCAAGTTTATTCATCAGAAAAAATGCTTCTTCGTAAGTATGAATCTGAAATGAAACAACTAAAACTTGCTAAGTATGAATTCTATACTATGGGACCCAATGAAGATACTCCAAAAGAGTGGAGACTACCACCACGTGGTATGGTATTAAAAGCTGATATTCCGTCTTATATGGAAGGTGATCAAGATATTATTAATCTCTCACTTAAGATTGGATTACAACAAGAGAAGGTAGAACTTCTAGAATCAATCATTAAAAGTTTAACTAATAGGGGATTTCAAATTAAAGCCGCTATTGATTGGTTTAAGTTTACTATGGGAGCATAATGGAAATAATTAAAGTCAACAAAGTTGACGAAGTACACAATAAGATTATATGTGATCCAGGCATTGCTTATGAATTGAATGAGTACTTTACATTTGATATTCCGGGAGCTAAATTTATGCCGGCCTACAGAAATAAAGTGTGGGACGGTAAAATTCGTTTATTCAATGTTATGTCATGTACTCTTTATGGTGGTCTCAATCACCAACTTAATGAGTTTGGTAAGTCACGTGGTTACGAAATAGAATATAGTGACAATTTTGCCTCAGAAGAATTCTCACTTAAAGAAGCAGCTGATTTTAGAGATAGTTTAAATATACCAGATAAGTTTGATAAACGAGATTATCAATTAGATGCATTTACATATGCAGTAAGAAATAGACGAGCATTAATGTTATCACCAACGGCTTCAGGTAAGTCGTTAATAATTTACTTACTTGTGAGGTACTATGAAGAATATCTTAGGGACAATAACTTCCGCGCTCTTATTATTGTGCCAACTACTTCTTTGGTGCATCAGCTTGCCACTGATTTTATTGACTATGGTTATAGTGATTCCAGCAACATTCATAGAGTATTTGCAGGACAAGATAAGAAAACAGATCATCCTATTGTCATATCGACATGGCAATCGATTTTCAAACTGGACAAAAAGTATTTTGACTCGTTTAGCGTTGTGATAGGCGATGAAGCGCATCTTTTCAAAGCAAAATCTCTTACTAGCATTATGTCTAAGCTTTCTAACTGTAGGTATCGTTTTGGGTTTACTGGAACTCTCGACGATACTCAAACTCATAGACTTGTTCTGGAAGGTCTCTTCGGGGCTGTTCGAAGAGTTACTCAAACAGCTGACCTAATTGAACAAGGGCATCTTTCAAAATTTCTTATTAAATGTATAGTTCTTAAATATGGTGATGAATATAGAAAATTAGTATCAAAGATGGATTACCAAGCTGAAATGGATTGGTTAGTTCGATATGATGTTAGAAATAGATTTATCAAGAATCTAACGCTTTCTCTTAAAGGTAATACACTTTTATTGTTTCAATATGTTGACAAACATGGTAAAGTATTATATGATATGCTTAAAGGTGATAATACACACTTTGTTTATGGGGGTGTAGATGGGGCAGAACGTGAAGAAATACGCCATATTGTGGAGCAATCAATATCCAGTATTATTGTCGCTTCTTATGGGACTTTTTCTACCGGAATTAACATTCGTAATTTGCATAACATTATATTTGCTAGTCCTTCAAAATCCAAAATAAGAGTTTTACAGTCCATCGGTCGTGGTTTGCGTAAGTCGGATACAAAAGATATGGCTACACTTTATGATATATCTGATGACCTCATTTGGAAAAGCAAAAAGAATTTTACTATACAACATTTTGCAGAGCGCGTAAAGAATTATAATGAAGAGAAATTTGATTATAAGATTTACCCAGTTAATTTGAAAGTAGACTAATGGAACCTAAACAGAAGAAAAGAAGACATTATGTAAATAACAAGACACTTTATGAAGAGATGGTTAAGTTTAAAGAAGCGGTAAAAGTTGCTAAAGAAAAAAACAAACCGCTACCTCAGATACCAAGATATGTTGGTGAATGTTTTCTTATGATCTGTAATAAACTTTCATCTAAGCCTAACTTTGCTGGTTATTCATATCGTGATGATATGATTGCTGATGCAATTGAGAATTGTGTAGCATCTGCTCATTCATTTGATCCTACCAAGTCAACTAATCCTTTTGCTTATTTCACACAAATAGCTTGGAATGCATTTATTAGACGTATTTCAAAAGAGAAAAAACAATCATATATCAAACATAAGAACTTTATTCATAGTAATCTTATGGATGGTCTTAATGAAGAATCATCGATGACAGGACAATCTATTCATAATGAGTATTCAGATGATATTATTAGATCATTTGAGGAAAAGATAAATCGTGTTGCTGTTAAAGCTAAGAAAACCAAATCTGGTTTAGAAAAGTTTATAGAGGACGATAGTGAAAGTAGCGCTAATAACTGATACACATTGGGGTGTACGTAATGATCACGTTGCCTTTCTTGATAACAATAAGAAGTTTCTAGACGAACTTTTCTTTCCTTATTTGGCAGAACATGAAATTAGTCATATTACTCATCTTGGCGATATCGTTGATCGGCGTAAGTATATTAACTTTAACACTGCTTTACGTCTTAGAGAAGATTTTCTTGATCCCTTGCTTAAACGAAACATCAGTCTTCATATCATTGCTGGTAATCATGACACTTACTTTAAAAACACTAATCGGGTTAATGCACTCCACGAGCTTATCGAGGGAAAGTATTCAAACGTCACAACCTTCATTGAACCAACAGTCGTCCAATTAGGCGACTTAGATATTCTCTACTTACCATGGATATGCGATGAAAACAGAAAACAAACTATGGAACTCATT